AGCCGGAGCCGTCGCCGGAGCCGTAGCCGGAGCCGTCGCCGGAGCCGTCGCCGTAGCCGTCGCCGTAGCCGTCGCCGGAGCCGTCGCCGTAGCCGTCGCCGTAGCCGTAGCCGTAGCCGTAGCCGGAGCCGTCGCCGGAGCCGCATTTCTTTGCGGGTTTTACGTTGATGTTAAGACTGCTCACGGACGCCTGCCTTCACGATGCTTTCCATCGCCTCCTGCGTGCAGGGGATAACCTCGTACACGTCGCCGAGCCAGATTTGTTCAAGTTCGTTCGGCAGGTTAACATCGTCCGCAATGCCGTTCTTGGCGACAGCAGAGAGGCTGATGCCTTCCTTGGCCTTCCAGTACCACAGCCTGCGGGACTTCACGAGAGTTGCGTGGTTTCCGTCGTGGTTCTTGAGGTAGCCTGCGTGCACTCCGCATTCGTGGCCTCGACAAATTACGTAAGGCATTCCTTCGGTGTTGACGGGCTTTGTTTCGGCGATGCTGTCCTTGCGGACGTAGATGACCCCGTTAAGATTGATTTCTTTGATGTCAGATTCGTTCATGTTGTTTTCCTTTGTTTGTGGTTAGTATGCCATTTTTACGGTCGGCTTGTTTTCCGTTGTCGTGAAAATGTCTCCGGCCTCCTCCAGGAGTGCAGCCTCGGAGAGTCCGAAGGCCTCAGCCGCCTTCTTGGCGGTCATGGCGGAACACTGAGCGATAAGTCCGGCCGGGTCGAAGCCTTTTGCCATGTAGCGGTCCATGAGTTGCCTCATGTCCGTGCACTTTGTGCTCCTGGCTCCACGCTGAATCTTGAACTCCTGCTGGAGTTCGGGGCTTTTCTCGAACAGTTCGCAGATGGCGTAGTCCGCTCTTGCCTTCAGGTCTGCAAAAGCCTTGGTCACAAGTTCCATGTTTCTTATGAAGTCGTGGATGTTCCTTGCGTTCTGCCTGACCATGGCGGCGGCCTTTACGCTGTCCGGTTCGTTCCAGAACGCCACGATTGCGTCCAGGGCCTTGTGCTGCTCCGCCTGCTTGCCTACGAGCTGGTAGGCCACGGTCTCGTTTGCCTTTTCGTCGATGGCCTTCTTGTCGTCTGTCATGTTATGCCTCCTCCGTTTCCTTGGTGGCGTTGATGGTTTCCTTTATGTCCATGTAGAGATTCTGCCGTTCCTTGGAACTGCGGATTTCCGAAAGGTCGGGGACGTTGTGCCTTGTCAGGTATGCGTCGAATACCTCCGGAGCCTCGTTCCTCAGTTCCTCGCACATGGCGAGCCAGTTGGCGTCCTTCTGCATCAGGCCTTCCATGGCCTTGAGGAATCCGGCCTTTCGCGTCTCCGGCGTGGCCTTCGGCCTGGGGCTTTCCTTGGGCGGATCGAAAAGATTTTGCGGCTCCTGGGCGGGTTCTTCTACCACCACGGCCTCAACCTGCTGCGGAGGCTCCTGCGCGGGTTCCTGCGGGGCGAAGTCGCTCACCTCCTCCGGGGTGTACATCCCGCAGAGGCAGGCTGGATAGAGAGCCCTCACGCCTTCGCTAACGCAACGGGCGGCCAGCATCTGCGTAGGGTATGTCTTCCAGTTGGATTTTCCCCAGAGCCCGGAGGATGTGGCGCGGGACTTGTCCCACTTCACGTCCAGCTCACCGCCCTGCGGGTGCTCGAGGTGCAGGATGCACTCGGTATCGGTGCGCTTGATCCACTTCACCTTGCCGCCGCTCTCCTGGAAGGCGGCGAGCATTGCGTCGCTCTTCATGGCGGGGCGTCCCTGGATGATGTGGTATCTTTCGGTGGCGAGCGCGGGGTTGATTCCGTGGGCCTTGGCTATCATCATGAGCGAGAAGGCCTCGCTGCTCGTCTTGTATCCGAACAGGCCGCTCTTGGCGAAGGCCACGCTCATGTCGGTAATTTCCTGGAATGTCAGGTCGTTCATGGTTCCTCCTTGTTAGACTGCTTTCATGGTGGGCTTGCGCGGTGTGTCGCTGATGAGGTCGCCGAACGTGTCGCGGAACGCGCTCTCGCTCATTCCCATGACCTCCGCCGCGTCCTTGATGCTGATGGTCGCGAAGTCCAGGATCTTGTCCGCAGGGATTCCGCCTCCGATCATGCGGTCGAACAGTGCGCGGGTGTCCGTGATCTTCGAGGTGTAGCTTTCCTTGCTAAACTTGAAGAAGGCCCCGGCATCGTCCTTGACCGCGTAGATGGCTGGCTCGGTGATTTCCTTGATGGCCTTGCAGATGTTCTCGGCCCGCTTCTGGTTCTTCACCAGCTCGCGCAGCGCGGGGAGCATGTTGCGCACGATGTGCTTCCCCTCGTCGGTGGGGTTGTCGAGGTATTCTGCGCAGGCCTTGAGTGCTGTGCGCTGTGCCTCGCTGTCGATAGTGGCGCAGGCGTAGTCCGCCTGCTGGATGTTGGTGAGTTCTGCCTTCATTCTTCTTCCTCCGATATGGTGCCGAAGTCGTGGCGGTCGAAGTCCAGCTCCTGTTCCGGGCCTTCGTCCTCGGCGGTTGTTGTTTCCGGGTTGTTCAGTTCCTTTTCCAGCTCGTCGGCCTCATCCATGAGTGCCTGCACGAAAGATTGCTTCCTGTTGTGTTTTCCCATGTAGCATTTACCCATGTGTCTATCCTAGTTTGTGGATGCCAGCATCTTGGAGGTCCATACGGCCTCATCCCATGTGGCTCCGCTCTTGCGGATGCGCTCGATTTCCTTCTGCACCTTGGCCTTGGCGTAGGCCTCGCCGGTGACAGTCAGGAACGTGCGCTCCTTGCGGCCAGATACCGTGAAGATGCTGTTGCTTTTCTTGCTGTGGATTTCCAGGGTGTCCATCTAGTCCTCTTTGAAGCTCGCGGTCTCGCACTCGAAGGCCCATATTTTTTCCACGTCACGCCATGCGTTTTCCATGACTGCGGCCATGATATCGTACTCGTAGAGCTGCTTGTGGTCTGGAGTGCGTCCGGCCATGTAGAGTGCGAGCAGCCTGCGGGCGCGGCGTCCGGCCTTGCGCTCGCATTCGTCGGCCACCTTTACGGCGAAGTCCAGGTCTGTCATTCTCATGATTAGCCCTCCAGCCAGGCGAAGCCCACGTAGAGGGCCACCAGGGCAGCGGCGAAAAGTGTGCCGAGCACGAGCTGTCCGATGGTGACGAGCCGCTCCGGCTTGTAGTCGTGGCAGGTGATGTAGTCGTGGATGCCGTCGTCTGCGGGTCCGCGTGTAAAGTTGTGTTCCATTGTATCATCCTCCGTTGTAAATCTATGCGGCCTCGGTGGCCTTCTTGATAGTTCCGAACTTGATGGCGTTGTGACGCACGCGGCCCATCCGCGTGCATACCCAGAGCACCACCTCCTTGACGCCACTCATGTTGAGAGCGCATCCCAGCGCGGTCATGGCCTTCGTGGCCTGGTAAGCGGTGGTGTGCATGGGTATGGCCTGCACTGTGCCGTCCTCGCACCTGATTTCCAATTCGTAATCGCTTCTCATGCGTAGTTCCCCCATTCGTAATCGGCCACTTCCTTCTCGAGAAATTCCCTGAACTGGTACACCTCGGGCGGAAGGAGGCCGTAGTTCAGCTTGGCGTTGGCCGGGAAGGTCTTGTATTCCGGCGTAGTGCGCAGGTACTTCTCGTAGAGGTGCTTGATGTGCTCCTGCTTCTCCAGCAGGAACTCGCGGGCGGCCTTCGGGTTGGCGTACACCGCGCGCCTGTGCTCGTCGTAGCGGGTCAAGGTGCAGTCTATATACCTCTTGTACTCCTTCTCGCCATGTGCGATGCATAGCCGCATAACCGCTAGGTCGAAGTTCGTTTTCCGCATGAGGTCGGACTTCGGCAGCCACGGCCAGCGCGGGTCGCTGTACTCGATTATGGCCTCGGAAGATTCGAGTCTGCGCATACCGTCCACGATTCCCTTGAGCGTTCCCTGGAACGGAATTTCCTCGGTGTCGCGTGCCTTCCTGAAGGCGGCATGGACCATCGCCTCGTCCTTGAAGTCCACGGCCTCGGACAGGCTGCGGGCGACTATCACTATGTTCTCTTTTGGCAGATGCCGTCCTGCCTGCATATACGAGATGGTCAGTTCCTCGGCTACGGCCTTTTCGATGCTCATACGGCCTCCACATTGTCGTAATATTCAGTAAGTTCTTTGAGCACGTCGGCGTCCTTTTCGGCCGCGGTCTTGTAGCCCTTCTTCTGCTTGGCCTCCTGTGCCTTGCGGCGGCTCCAGTTCAGCAGGGTGGCGTAGTGGCTCTTGTACTTCTTGGTCTTGCCCTGGGATTCGATGTACTGGTCCAGCTCAATGATGAGCGAGTCGGCGTCCGGGCACTTCTCGCAGAGCTTGGCGTATTGGATATTTGTCATCTTGACGTTGCCGAACTCGCCGAAGGAAAGGACTGGAAGCGCGGGGGAGGGTTTTTTAGATACGTTCTCAGGAGGGACCTCCCCCGCGCGAGGTTGTTGCGGAGCCTCAATGGTTTGCCCGGACGTTGCAGAAGTGCAGATTGCGCGGCTCCCGTTTCCCGAACCGTTTAAGGAAATTGGCGAGCCGGTAAGTATCACCCCCTCCGCGTTGCCGCTGGAGGCGTCCGGGCGTTTAATGGTTTGGGTGCTGTCGAGATTTACCCCGGCACACGCGGGGCTGTTTGCGATTATCGTCGTCTTGTCTATGGAATCTTGGTCGTAATGGTCGCAGCCGGTGGTGTTTTCGTCCACTGCCTCGCGGTGAGTGGCGGCTGCTGTAAACTTCCTGCGCCTGATTTCAGCCTTGAGGCTGTTGGCGCGTTCAATCTTAGCCATTATCTCTCGAACGGCGTCTGCACCTTGCGTCCGAGCGATTTCGGCGTCGATGGACTCTGGTGTGGCCTCGATTCCTTCATCGTTCAGCCTCTTGCGTGCCGCGGCCCTCAACTTGCCAAGGACTCCCGATGCGGAGAAACCCTCGGACATGGCCATGCACTCCATCGCGAACGGAAGCGGGTTCGGAATCCTTGCGCCGAACATCAGCGTATCTCTGAACGCCCTAACCCATTCAAGGGCCTTCTGTGCGTCGTCCGATACGCTGTGGAGCTGGAACACGAGCTCGTCGGTGTCGATATACACCGAGGTTATCATGCGGCACCTTCTATCTTGGAGATGATAGATTCCGCAAGTGCGCGCTGGTACTTCAGCGCGTCAACGATTTGTTCTTGGTTTTCGGCGTCTTTTTCGGCCTGGATGTAGTCGGCCTGCGCCTTTTTTGCTAACCTTAAAATGAGGTCTCGCTCTTCTCTCGTGTACGAGAATCCTGCCATGTGGTCCTCCGTTTCAAGGACCACCTCGTGCCGTTTACTAAACCCGCATTATCGGCAATCCTTTTACAAAAATTTATATTATTGAGAGATAATTTTCAATAGTCTTTAATAATTATTTTTGTAAAATCATTTTTACAAAATGTCATTGATAAGTCATTGACAAGTCACTCATATATCAATGAGTTACCCCCGTTCAACCCCCGTTCAACCCCCGTTCAAGGGTCGTTGAACAAGTATATAGAATAGAAGTATATAGAAGTAACTAGAAGTAAATAGAAGTAAATAGAATAGAATAAAAGTAAAGTAAAGTAAAGTAAAGTAAAGTAAATTCTATAATTATCCTATTCTATGCGTGAGTACGCGCGCGCGAAAAAAAAACGCATGCGCATGCAAAAAAAACACCGGGGGCTACTCCACTACCCCCGCCAAGAAAAACGCCTCCAGAACGCACGCATTCTCAGCTATTCGACACTCTTGCAGCCGTCCGAGTAGATTTTTTTCTCTATGCACTTGAAAATCACGATACCGGAATGGTTTTTTATGGCCCTATCAGGATTGTAAAAATCGTCCAGCTCCGATTCTGTCGCGAAGCATTGGGAAATTGTGTCGAACGTGTCGAGCTTGGTCACCTGCGGACTCTGGCCTTGGATCAGCGTAAGCATGTAGAGCACGAATACCGTCTTCATTGAATCCTCCGTTTTCCACGAATATAAAAAAATCCGGCACCTGTTGCCTGGTGCCGGACTAGATTCTCATCGGAGGATGAAGAAACTACTCCACCAAATATAACCCCTCCTCACCTCCCGGTCAACCCCCTACCACTCCACCGTTGTCAAAAATTGTCAACGCCCTTTCCCGTTCTCTTGCTTTCGTGCCTCGTCGAAAGTATTTTTATCAACATGGAAAAAGTGTCAAAAAATAGCACAAGCAGGAAGCCAAAGAAGGAACTCTTTGCACGCGCTGGACTCAAGCCCGTCACTCCCCCATCCCGCGAGGAGGCCGTTCTCGCGGAAATCGTGCGACGCTACGGCGACTGCCGTGACCAGATGAACAAACTACAGTTCGCCATCCTGTGCGAGCTCGTGGACGCACGCCTCTACCGCGAGGCGAGAGGAGTATAGCCCATGGAAAAGCAGTTCTTCCATCAGGTCACGGGCGACTCCCCTTTCTTCTTCGAACGCATAACCGAGGAATTCCTTTTCTGGGACGACGTGCGACGGAAGTTGAACATGGCACTGCTGGAATGGTTCAAGAACAACCGAAAAAAGGAACACAAACACGTGTTCCGAGTCGACTTCGAGTTCCTGCACGGTAAGGACCAAAAAAAGGACTGCCTCAACACACAGCTCCAGGTGAACAAGAGGCTGGACATCGAAGAATTCCAGGATGGGTTCGCACGGTCCGCATGCGAAAGAATCGTGCGTAATGCCAAAAAGAGCATAAAGCCGGACGAACTGAACGCTTTTATAGTCACTTTCACGAGGGTATAGACCATGGCTTCCAAGGCCAAAACCGACAGCACGGCTGAAACCCCTGCGAAAAAGCCCAGAAAAAGACCTGCACATGCAAGGCCTAACTGGACTAGTGAAGAGTGTCGTGAATTTGGCCGAAAAGGCGGACTGAAAACCAAGGAAGAATACTCCACAAAGAAGCTAGAGGACGAAAACTACCGCCTCAAGCTCATGCTCGAAAACGCTACCCTACGTGCAGAAATCAAAAGGGCCGAACGCATGGAGCCAGTGATTCAATCTGTTGAGGTTGACATCGCAGAAATTGACGACCCAGACAAAAGGGCCAACCGCAAGATGCAGTATTACGGCCTTACTGGTGTCAAGACCTCCAAGACGGAGGGCAACAACTCCGTTAACATCAACGCACCGTCCACCATCCAGTTCCTCACTCGACGGATAGAACCGGGCGAAAAGGTCAAGGAACTCGAAGAGGTGAAGCCTGAATGACGCACGTCTGGGACTTGCTGCCGCACCAGGACGACCTTGTGTACTCCAAGGCCAGCAAGTGCGCCATGATATGCGGCAGAGGTGCTGGGAAAAGTTACGCGCTTTCGTACCTCACCCTTCGAGACTTTGTTGAAGGGAAGAACGTACTGGTAGGGGCGCAGTCCGTTGACACGCTACACGATTCGCTCTGGACCGAAATCAAGGAACGCGCTAAGGAAGCCGGAATCCACGACTTTATTGACTGGCACGAGAGGCCCATGCGCGCATACTTCAACGGGGCCACGATATACACCGGCACATACGAGGCAGTGGACGCCAAGCGTTCAGGCTCCCGCGTAGCCACTATGGTGCTGGACGAGCTGTTCCTGGCTCCTGTCAACATCCTAAGCGTCTGGGGTCCCGTCATGCGCGACTGCGGATTCTCGCCACGCATAGTGGCTGGCACCACCCCGCGCAAAGGATCGATGTGGAACACGCTCTTTTCCGACCCGAACTGCGGCTGGGAAATCATAAGGGCCAGCACCAGGGACAACCCCCACATAACTTCCGAGGAGTTCGACCTGTTCAATTCCGGGATGCTGAACGACGAAATGCGGCGGCAGGAGCTGGAAGGCGAGATCATAACCGGCAACCGCGACATGGGCATCATACAGCTCGCCGACTTCCCCGTCGCACCAGCACCCACTACCGACATCCGCAGACTCGCCGGGCTGGACATGAGCGGAGGCGGGGAGCGCGACGCCTGTGCTTTCGTTTCACGCGTGGGAAACAGGGTGGAGTGCATCAGGGAGTGGCACGGCACCGACTCCGAGCAGGTGGCCGCATTCGTGATCAAGTACCATCGCGAGCATCCCATCGACACGCTCTTCATGGACCTCGCCTGGTCCGAGTCCGTCTATGACATGCTCAAGTACAACCTCCCCTGCCGACAGATTCCGTTCGGGTCCAAGGCGGAGAACGACATCGTGTACGAGAACATCAGGGCCGAGATGTTCTTCAACGCGGCCAAGGCAATCAAGAACGGGCTGTGCGTTGATGGCACCGAATTGAGCGGTGAGCTGAAGCGCGAGCTTTGTGCCATGACCTGGGTAAAGAACTCCCGCGGTCGGTTCCTCATCTGCCCCAAGGACGACCTGCGCGTGGTGCTGGGCCGCTCCCCCGACGTGGCCGACGCCCTAGCCCTCACATGCCTGCACCTTTGGAAGGGCGACGTTCCGCAGTTCCGCAGGGCCGATTCCATGCACTCGCCGGCACTCGCCATCAAGAGGAGGAAGGCGTGCGCGATGATGCAGTGAGGGTCATGTACGGCTATGCCGGTGCGCTGCGGTACGCACTCGCGCTCAAGAGGGCCGGGCTTCTATCGCCCGCAGCGGAGACCGAGCTGGGGCGGATGCTCCAGAACATCGGGCGGTTCGCCATCGCGTCGATGACCAGCAGGGGGCAGCTCACGAGCAGGACGGGGCACGACCCGGACTTCATCGCGGACGTGTACCTGTACGCCTGCACCGTATGCGAGAGGGCCGACCTGACGATGAGCGGCAAGGCGATTTTCAGCTACATCGTCAAGGGCGTGAAGAACCGCATCAAGAACAGGCTGCGGAACGCATCGACGATGAGCCGCACCGCAGTCCTGGTGGACGTGGAGAACGTGTCCGCGCTGTGCGACTTCGACGGGACTTTGAGAAAAATCGAACAGACAACAAGGAGAACACCATGAGCTACATGGACTACGTAATGAAGGAGGCGGGAGCCTCCGAGGAAACCAACACCAAGCCTGCCGAAACGCAGCAGGCCGAAACGACACCGGCACAACCTGCCGAAACCGCACCGAAGGCCACGCCGGATGAACCCCCGGCACCTGACGCAAAGCCGAAACCTAAAAAGGACCTCTCGAAGGTGAGCGACAAGGAGAAGGCCGCCTACTCTTTCCAGAAGCAGCTGGAACGGCAGAGGCGCAGGCAGGAGACCGACTTCGACGCCAAGCTGGAAAAGATGTTCGGGGAATTTTCCAAGAAGTTCGAGGACTTCAAGTCCTCGCAGAAGCCGCCCGAGGAAAAGCCCAAGACCCGCGACGACTTCGAGAACGACACCGACTACGTGAACTACATGATCCAGCAGGGCATCAAGAAGGCCCTCGCCGAGCGTGACGCGGCCCACGCCAAGACAGCCGAGGAGCAGGCCGCCGAGCAGAAGAAGCTGGAGCAGGCCCGTCAGGTGGCCATGCGCGACCAGCAGACCTTCATCTCGAACATCGCGGCCACCTACCAGGGCGACGAGCTGGAGGCGTGGAAGCAGCGCATGGCGGTGGCATCGCAGAAGGGCCTCAAGGACATCCTGGATTCATCCCCAGTGCTAAAGTCCTTCGTGATGACGAGCAAGTACGGCCCACTCGTGTTGGACCGCATAATCACCGAGCCCGAATCGCTCAAGAGGCTGATGGGGCCTTTCAGCTCACCGATGGAGATGCAGCTCGAACTGCTGGAAATCGCCCGCGAGGCGAAGGCGGCACGCGATGCCGGACACCAGGAGACCCAGCAGCACAAGGGAATCACTCCCATGGGCAGGCCGGGAGCTGGCGGCAATTCCGGGGCCGGACGTGGCGACGTGTTCGCCAACGACGACGCCCTCATCAAGTTCATGCGGCAGGGCCGCAGGCGTTAAGAAAAAGCACATAAAAAATTTTTTTAGGGAAAACTGCGGTTTTCCCTTTTTTTTCGTGTACTCTTATTGACGAAAGGGGACGGGTCCCTTCAAGCCCGTTTTTTATCGCGTGATTTTGTCCTGGACGCGCAGGGCGTCAAGAGTGGATTCCGCACGGTGCGGGCTCCCGTTTTTCCGTTACAAACCAAAAACAAAGGACAACATCATGGCTAACAACTTTAGCAACACCAAAAAGGTGAAAATGATTGCCGCCCAGGCAATCGACAACATGGATTTTATCAAGGCCTCCCGCTCCTACATGAGCCAGAGCGACCTGAAAAATAAGAAGTACGGTCACAGCTACAAAATTTATTTGCCGGATCCCGGTAAGGTCGTAAACGGCATCGTTGCCGACCCCGACTCCATCAACGAAGTCGAAGTCGAAGTGCTGATGGACAACAACAACACCAGTTGCGAACTGACCGCGTGGAACTCCCTCACCGACATCGAGGACTTCAAGCAACAGATTGCCGTTCCTCGCGGCAATCATCTTGCCCGTGAGACACAGCGTCAAATCGTGAATGCCAACGTGTTCAAGTCCGCCCAGGCCGTCGTGGCTTCCGCTCCCGGTTTCGGCGTGCTTTCCGACGCTGCCTCCGCCATCAATGAACTGGCTGTTGGCGGAAACCTGGTGTCCTTCATGAAGCCCGAAGTTATGGGCAAGATTTCAGCCTCCGGCCTCGCCAACTTCATCCCTGCACAGAACGCCAAGGACATCTACTCCGACAACTACCTTGGACAGTATGCCGGCGCTTCGCAGATTCAGTTGGCAGTCCTTCCCGTCTTGAGCACTCCCGCCGACATGAGCGCGACCATCAGCCTGACCCAGGTCACCGACGCCGACTCCAACGTGATTGGCTTCGACCCAATTACCAAAATCACCGCTGGCGCAGGCGTGACCCTCAAGCCCGGTTTCGCCTACAAGGCCACAGGCCTCAAGATTGTCGATTCCACCGGCATCCAGACCGACCAGGACTACGCCATCATCACCATCGGTGCAGACGGTTCCATTCCCGAGCTGAGGATAACCATCGATGGAGCCAGCTACAACAACCCGAACGCCTGGGTTGAAGCCGGTACGACCACCCTCACCCTCACCCCGCTCCTCACCGCTTCCAAGAAGTACTGGGTGGGCCAGGTCCGCAGCGAGGATGCTCTGGCTTATGATGCCTATCGCTTCGAGGACCTTCCTGGCAGTGAAAACGAGGAAGTCGCTGCTACCGTTGGCGGCGTGACCGTTAAGATGAGCCAGTACGGTAACGGGCAGACCCTTACCAAGGCTGTTAGACTGGATCTTCCCTTTGCGGCGGGCATCGTGGACCACCGTTCCTGCGCAACCGTGTACATTGAAAAGGCCTAATCCTCATGGATTCTCCTGGGGAGCCCCTAAAAAGGGCTCCCCTTTTTCGTGACCGTGTACTCTTAAGACGAGAGGATAACACATGAGCATAAGCGTACAGCAACTGGTGCAGACGGCCTTCCAGAATTGCAGCCTGATAGGCGACGGGGAGAGCGTTGACGGCACCGCCTACGGCACGACTGCGCACGACGGCGCACTGGGCCTTCTCAACAACCTGTTGGGAGAACTGAACAACCAGGAATTGATAGCGTCAAGCAAGACCGCCGTGGATATAACGACAGTCCCTGTAGACCTTGCTCCGATTGGCGGGACCGGCGACAGGAGAATCAACTTCTCCGGCATAAGATTCGTAGGCAACGGGTGGAACAGTTGGCCATATCCTGAAGGCATAATTCTCAACCGCAACGGAGTGCCCGACAAGATAGACGGGGTATCACGAAGAATCGGTGACAGGTGGGTTCCTTTGCACTCCTGCAACTTCCAGCAGATGATGTCGAGGAACTTCATGCAGCTCGCGACTTCGTGGACTTACAATATTGTCCGTAACGCTACTCAAGACCCTTCCAATTCCGATGTCTACGGAATCCTGGCTCTTGATACGAACCGACCTACGCCGGTGAGGATTTTCTTCAGCGAAAAAATTCCTGTCGTGGAAACGGGAAGTCGGGACATATATCTGTCGGATATGTACTTCGACCTCCTGCTGAACGGGCTGTGCGTCAAGCTGTGCGTAAAGTACAAGCTGACCGACTACCTTCCAATGTTCGAGCAGCAGTTCAAGCAGGCCAAGAACCTAATCAAGCGCAGCAACGCCACGCAGAGGATGCTCCAGCGCGGTGACCTAGTCGGCGGCTACAACGATTCGTTCTACAACGGCCTCGGCGGCGTGGGGTGGTAAGATGGCGCTCAAGGTCACATCCAACCTCATCGGCGGCACCGAACTCATGGCCTCGCCATCGCAGAAGGGCAGCGGCTGGTCGTGCAACTGCTTCCCGGAGCACAACGGAAAAAACCTTTTCCAGGCGTCCATGTACGGGCTGCGGTATCTGTCGAGCCTAGGGGTGACAGGTAAAGTCCGCGGCGTTTTCGTGCCTTCGGTGGGCCGCACCGTAAACACCCGCAGGCCGGACATCTACGTGGTGGTGGGCGGCTCCCTGGTGCGCGTAGGCCCAACGGGCGACGTGACCACCATCTCGCAGAACATCGGCACCACGACGGCGCGGGTTGGATTTGCCGAGACTGGAGGCGAACGAGCCCTGCTACTGCTCGTGGACGGCGTGAACATGTGGTATCTCGACCTGCTCAACGGAGGGCTCCTCCAGGGCATAACACTACCGCAGAGAATCAGCGGGACGGGCACAATCAAGCCCACGCACGTGGCTGTCGTGGGCGGTTCCATCGTGGTGAACGACGCCGCCGGCAGCGGCTACCTCTACTACTCCATCGCCTACCCGCTGAACAACGCAATGCGCAAGATGTTCGTGGTCGATTCGGACCACAAGCCGACATATTCGGGCATCGCGCCGGTGGTGAGTGACTTCCCCGCTGCGCAGCACGTGTTCGAGGATGACTACCAGGTCCAGCAGTTCTTCAACGGCGAGAGCTCCAGCGACGAGGTGACGGCCATCTACGCGCTGGGCTCGGCCCTCTACGTGTTCGGCCCCAAGACGGTGGAAATCTGGCAGCGCGGAACTGGCGAGTACCAGACCTGGCAGCGCACGTCCTACACCATCAACGCCGCCAACGGCATAGACGCTCCATATTCCGTGGCGCATTCCAACGACACGCTGTTCTACCTGGCCGCGGGAGAGGCCTACGGCAAGTGCGTGATGAGCGTGAACGGCACCAATTTTTCAAAAGTCAGCGAGGACTGGCTCGACGAGAAGCTCATGGCCTCCGGGCTTTCGAATACGTACGGGTTCAGCTATTCGACCGGGGGCCATACCTTCTACGTGCTCCAGCTCGAAGGCCTCGGCGAGACCTGGGTCTACGACGCGGTGGAAAAAACGTGGCACCAGCGGCAGAGCAGGGACGCGAGCGGGACTCCCTGCCAGTGGCGCGTGCAGGGCATCGCCTTGGCAAATGGCCGTTTCAACGCCTTCTGCGCCGACGGCGGCCTCTATTCGCACATGGCCGACTACTTCTACGAGGACTGGCTTGACGGCTCCACGGTGCGTTCCTGGGGCATTACCCGCACCAGGCAGACATCTGTCATAGTGAACGATTACAGACCCTTCGTGTTCGAGGAATTGAGCGTGGAGTGCAACGTCGGGGAATGGCCGGAGAACGAGGCCCCGGAGATACGGCTTGAAGTGAGCCGCGATGGCGGCAACACGTTCGGCAACATCCGCACGGCGTCGCTGGGTCGCGGTGGCGACTACTCGCGCCGCGTGCGGTTCCTGAATCTTGGAATTAACCGGCTCTGCGTGATTCGGGTGTCGATGAGCTGGGGCTACGACTTCACCATGACGGCTTCCGGGCTGCGCGTGCGTCCCACGGGGGCGATGATTTGAGCGAACGATTGGAAGAGGAGAGTAGGCTATCAGAAACGCAGTGATAAATGCAGGCTCCCCGCAGAGCGACATCTGGGGAGCCCTCACGGGAACCTGGGACGAGACCGTCAGCAGGAGCGGCTGGAGCTACACCAAGACTCCGTATTTCGTCGCGATCTACGGCACCTTCGAGGCAGGCACCTACACGCTGCCGTTCAGTTTCGGCGACAACGTGGTGCTGGCCATCGCCTATGCGGACGGGACCAGCGAGAACAGGGTGCTCAAGGTGACGGACGTATCGGTGCAGGTTGCGAAGCAGTGCATGATGCAGGCGGTGGCCTTCGGGCTGGCCGCGCAGACAAGGCCCGTGATCGGGTGAACCGTGTACTCTTATAACGGAAGAAATTAACAACGAGGTAACAATGGAACAGGAAGAATTCATCAAGGGCATGAAGAAGCTGAACGAGGCCATCGAGGATTTTCTCGAAATGACCGAAGTTGAAGAAAAGCCCGTGGAAGAAGAAGTGGAAGTGGCCGAAGAAGAAGAGGTCTAGCCTATGGCGTGGTACGATGTATTGAACCCGACCTCGGACAAGTTCCTCAAGACGGGAATCGGACCGCTTGATGAGCAGTTTTCTTTTTTTCACAACTTTTCCGACGACTTGAGCGGAGAGAAAGGACTTAACGCCCTTGGATTCTCCAACACCGAGGCCGTCAAGGCGGGCCAGCAGGCCTACGACGACATGACCGCCAAGGCCGACGCAGCATACGCGCAGAACGAGGCCGACCTGCAGCGCTACTACCAGACGATGGACGACAAGTACGGCGGAGACGAGGCGAAGCTGCGCGAGGCCATCGAGCGTTACCTGAACGGCGAACCCGTCCAGGTCGAGAATTTCAACTACGACAAGAGCGTGGAGGACTTCTTCGACCCCGCCGCCGGAATGCGTGCGCAAAACGCCATGACCGCCATCAACAACGCGGCAGGCTCGGAAGGCTCCCGATTCTCGAGCGACTTCCTGAACCGTCAGGCGGCGAAGCAGCAGGCCCTCGCATCCGAGGAATGGGAAAAATCCTACGACCGCCTTATGCAGGACAGGCAGGCCCAGCTCAACCAGTGGCAGGCAAACGCCGCAAACGAGCGAGCCAACGCGGCCGCTGCCGACGAACGTGTCAAGGCTGCCATGGACATCTACGGCCAGGGCAGCGAGAAGGCCGACCAGGCGTTTGCCGACCTCATCGCAGGACTTGTGGGCAACCGTCAGGCGCAGACGCAGACGGACATGGACGCGGTGAGCGGCAAGACCGACCTGGGCATGAACCAGGAGAAGGGCATCGGCGGCGCGGCCTCCACGATATTCAAGGCTATTTTCGGGTAGGTGATTTATGTCATTAAATGTCAATATCAACCCGTTGAATTTCCGCGAGATGCGCCTGCGCGAGCCGCAGGGTGCGCGCCAGTTCGGCGAGGCCATCGACGCATGGAAGCGCGGAGCCGCCCGCCGCCGTGCGGAGCGCATCGAGGACGAGGACCGCGCCCGTGCCGAAGAGGAACGCCAGCGCAAGCAGGCTCTCGACAACGAGCTTGCCGACATGCTGGACGTTGACAAGGCCATCGAGGACATCGACGATGAAATACAGAAGCTGGAAGCAGAGAACAAGGCCCTTGAATCACAATCGGCCCCGAAGCCCATGAGCGTGGAGAGCGACTTTACGGATTTCCAGGTGGTATAAATGGCCAAGAACCTCACACTAGCCAACGTCTTGAGACTGCTCGGAGCCATCGGCGGCGCAAGTGTCGCCGGGGGCTTTGGCGGCGTTGGCGGAGGTATCGGTCGCGGCGGATTCGTCGGAGGTGGCGAAATAATCCCGTTCGGAGAAGGCGACAACGATGTCGCAACGAGATACCCCACCACGCGCATGAGAGTGGACCTGAAAGAAGCACCTAACAATGCGGAGCTGCAAAGACACACCGCGCAGAAGGCCGCGAAGATGCAGGAACTGGGAGAGCACAACCGCGCCCTCACGCAATTCTTGAGGCCGGGGCAGAGCAAGTCGGAACGCATCGAGGCCATACGCAAGGGCAAGGAAGCGGAGAAGAAGCTGTGGTCATTCTGGGCTGACAACCGCCCGCGCATCAACTACTCGCCTTCATCGTCCGCCGTTGAATCCATACGTATCAAAGACAATCGTGTAGAGGTAAAGTGGCGTAACAGCAAGAAAAGGGATAACGACGGGTTCTACACCTTCCTGGCCGCAGCCGACCCATACCAGGCCTCCGAGGCTTTCCATGCGCTTGTCACGGCTCCGAGCATCGGACGCGCTGTGTGGCCTATCCTGACCCGAAACATCAAGGGCGAACGCAAGAACAACCTAGGCTGGTGGAACATGACACACTTTGACCCGGCAAAGTCTCCGGCCATGAAGTAAGAGGGAATTATGAGCGAATTTACCGAATTTGATTTTAGGACGCCGGAACAGAAAATCGCGGCGAACAAGGCGAAAATCCAGGAGCTGAAAAACCGCAAGGAGGCGCTTCTGGCTAAACGTGACCAGATGAAGGTGGCGGCCAACCGTGCACGCACAGGAGACGCGTCCTTCGTGCATACCATGTTCGCTAACGAGGCCGACCAGGCCAACGCAAGGCGGAAGCAGGCCGAAGAAATGCAGGACCTGCTCAATTCCTACGACGCCCAGCTAGAAGCACTTGACAACGAATTAAGCAAACCTGGCGACGAACCGACCAAGAGGGGGTACAGAATCAAGAAGGCGGAAATCGCGAAGAAGCGCGACCGCCTGCTCTCGAAGTTCCCCGACATGGAGACCACCTACGTGGACGTTGGCGAAGGCCAGCAGGCAGCGACGGACGACCTCATGGAGGCCATCTACAATTCCGTAGCGGACGACCTGACCGAGCAGAAAAGGGCCGACCTTGTGAACATGGTCGAAGAATACGAACGCAAGAACGGAGTCACCACCAAGACCACGGCACTCAAGAAGAAAATCAAGAAAACCGCAACCGACACCGAAAAGGACGATGCAAGGCGCAACGCAAACAAGGCCATCGACAAGGCCCTGGAGAACGTTGACTACACGTCACTTCAAAAGAAGGGCAGCTACACCAAGAGCGTGAAAATTGGCAAAGAGTTCTACGACGTGGTAGTCAACTCCGACGGAACGGCAACTTGCAATGGCGTAAAGAGGGAGTGGTAGAATGAACGAGGCGACCTACAATTCTCTCATGGGGTCACTGGCAGCGGATGCCGCCGAGGCTCACGCCCTCGTAGTGAAGGGCACGGATTCCCGCTTCAAGAATCCCGAATTTGCGGCGAAGAACAAGAAGTACATCGACCCCAACCGCTTCTACAAGGAAATCCTGGAGCAACTGAAAAACAAGTACCCGCGCGAGAGCACAAGCGAGTCCGACCTTGGCGACCTGGCAGAGACCAAGGGCGAAGTGGTCGAGAAGTGGCTCTACGACAAAGGCCCCTCCCCGACCGAGTACAAGGCCAACGTGGAGGCGTCGAAGTTCATGCCCATCTTGCATGGCGTAGCCGACGAGGGCGACGACTGGTACAGCATGGGGAACGAGCGGCTCAAGCGGTTCGCGTCTGGATTGGGCTGGAAGGTGAACACGCCGGAGGACTACCAGAAGTTCCTCGACAAGGTGGGCGAATACCAGCAGGCCTTCGATCGCGGTAAAATTAGCGACGAGTTGAGGAATAGCCCGTGGTACACTGTGGGTCAATTAGTCTCCCCAACTGCAACTCAAGAAATAGACAACGCTGTCGCGACCGGGAAAGGAGGCGACGCGTCAGAC